GACGCGGCCGGAATGACACATGGCGCGCGTCCAGTTATCGTAGAAGTGGTAGTTGCTGACCTCGTTCTGGCGCTGGCGCTCGGTCAGAGCCTTGCCGGAGCGCTCGTTGCCGTCCTCGCCCAGCCCGGCGCTGTAGATGCCCGAGACATTGCGCATGTCCTGCGCGGCCGACTGCGAGGCTTGCAGAATGCCCGGGGAGACTTGAGGCGGGGGCGCGCGGTCCGGTTTTTCCAACCGCTGGCCGTTCTGGTCATAGACGACCTTGCTTTCCAGATATGGGAATGGCTTGCGATTGGCGTCGCGCCAATCGTCCTCATGGCCCTCGAATTGGCCCTCATAGCCGATGTATGGCGCTTTGGGCTGCAGCGCCACGATCTCGACTTCATTGGTGCGGAAATAGTTGTAGGAGATGGCCGGGTCGCGCAGATTGCGCACCATGCCCTGCGTGTGGTACTTGCCGTCGACCACGAAGCGATAGCCCCAGACAGGGATCAGCGGCACGAAGCGCGCATCGGTAGTGCGGCTGTCCAGCACGTCACTGCCTCCCACCTTGTACCACTTGAGCTGCTTACGGTAGCTGTCGCGATCGGCCACGACGTGGATGCCGGCAGCATTGAAGACGCGAATCCCCTCATCGCCCATGATCTTGCGCCAGCGGATCGAGCCATCGGACATCATCAGTAACTTGTCATCGATCCGGTCGAGCTTGTAGTACTCGGCCAGGCGAATCTCGTCTTTCTGCACCCAGTCGCCGCTATCGCCTAACGCCCCTGGCCGGAACGAGGCAGTGTCAGCGCCCGGGTAATGCGCTTCGAAATGCGCGCGCGTCATCTTGTCGGTGATGGTGCCCCAATCCCAGTCGGAGCCGTCCGGCGTCTCAGTGGGTGGCACATACACCGAAAATGGATTGTTCACCGTCTGCAGGTGGATGTCATGGTCAAATGAGTCCTCCCGCACGTACTTGGTGACGATGCGCCAGTAGCCGAAGCCGATGCGCACCTGGTGATCGGCCGCCGTGTCGTAGGCCGTGTCGGCGCGCGAGTTGACCTCGATGTGACGGGTCAATCCTTGGATCACCTCGGCGATCTTCTGGTCAGCGCCATTGTTGATCGGATGGATCTTGATGCGCGGCCTCTGCTGGCGCATCGAGTTCGTGACCTGGCGCACCAACGAGTCCGTCCAGTTGATCGTCAGGCACGGCCGGTTCTCGATGTCCCGCTGCGTCTGCAGTTCCGGCGGCCACTGCTCGCCCAGAGCGGAGAACTTGAAGTCCTCCAACGCACGGTTACGGTTCTCGCTATCATATTCCTGCGCAAGCCGCAGCCGTTCGCGGATTTCTTCGAGGATGGCAGCGTCAGGCATTGGCTTCGCCGTTCATCGCAGGCTGTCCACGTTCGTACAACTGATCGAACCGCATGATCGTGTGATGCGCTTCAGTCATCCGCTGCGCCGCCAGTTCCTGATGCTTGCGCCGCCACTTGTCATCGCTCTTGATTGAATGGAACTCGACCCATGCGTTGTAGAACGCGCGCAGGACAGCGACTTCGGTCTGTTCGCGCAGGTCATCAGACATCTGGCGCGCCTTGCTCAATCAAATCGGTTTTCGCATCGAGAAGCGCCTTCTGGAATCCTTTCTTGAGGTGCGATTTCTTGAACGCAAGGATGTGCTGTCTGCTTTCCATCTGGTAACCGTCAGACAGTATTTTCCTTGCCCACAACGAAATCATCGGCGGCGGCCCCAAAAGTCCAGGAATAGCCTGCACTGTGATCAAGCTGAACCACTTTGTATCCAATTCGCGCAGCAAATCACGCGCCCATGTTGGTCCGGACAATGCCGCACCGCCATGGATCAACCCATCCATGTCGTTGGTCATTTCCTTTTCACTCGCGGCAATACCGCCAAGCCATAGCCTCGCTGCCATTCCTCGATCAACCGAAGCGCGTCGGCTTTTGCAGCGCGTGCGTCCTCAAGCACTTGCCAGATAGCTCGCAGCATTTGCTCAACGCGCACGACTTCGTCAAAGGTCGGCTTCGCTCTGGGCTGTTCTAACCCATCCATGAGTACCTCTGCGCGACCGGCATCGTCTGCCGCTTCGGAACGTTGACTTCCGACCTCGGCTTGACGATCGCCGGAAACAGCTCGGCGAACGCCCACACGAACGCATCGGCCCGGTTCGGCGATTGCGAGCCGGTGTAGCCGGCCGTGGTGAAGCCGCACAGCTCCTCCTCCAGCTCCACGAAGTTGCCGGCCATCCGCACCTTGCCCTGCTCTGCCAGGGCTGAGATCGGCTCGGCTCTGACTACCTTCCCGCGGCTCGCGGTGACCGCCTTGAACGGCACATTGGGCCGTGCGGTGCGGATCACCTGCTGCACCATGGCCCCACCGTAGTTCGTCTCGGCCACGATCAGATCCGCACCATAGCGATCGTAGGCGGTGATCGCTATGTTGGCCCACGTCTTCGGGCCTGCGAGCACGGTCAGGTCTTCCAAGCAGTAGCCGATGCCGTCAGTGCCCAAGCCGGCCACCACGATTCCGATGGCGTCATTTTCCGAATTGTCAATGTCACCGGAGCCGCTTGGATCGATTGCCACCACAATCCGCTGCATGTCAGGTAGATCGGACAAATCGATCTGTCGCCATTTATCGAACATCTCGTCAGAAAACAGCGCGTCTGGTCGTGCATCGCGGAATTCCCCCTCCAGGAATCGGCGCCGGTTGCGCGCGCTCAGGCCCTCGAGCGTCGCGATGTACTTGTCTGGCAGATTGGCCAGATTGTCGCGCGGATTGACCTGCAGGCAGCTGTAGTTGCCAGGATCGCGCAGTCGCTCCTTGGTCTCCGGGTCAAGCCCTTGCCGGAACAGACGATAGGTCCAGTGCGCCTTGTCGGGCGGATTCTCGTCGTAGTACATCTTGAGCCGCATATCGGCCGGCGGCGCGTTTTCCCACTTCATCTGTACCCGCTGCGCCAAGCGGGTGACCGCCAGATTGCGCGAGTTGTACGGGATTTGCGAGCACTCGTTCAAGAAGATCGATGCGAACTCCATGCCCAGGATCTTCTCGGTGCGCTCCTTGTCGTCCAGGCCGCCGAACCAGATCTCAGAGCGAGAGCGCCTGAAGATCGCGCGCCATTCCTGTTTGTCGAGATCCCACGGCTCGTCGGGGAAGCACAGCTTCATCACCTTGGGAAAGGTGTCATTGACAATCGAGGCTTTCACGTGCGCCAGGCGAAAGCGCAGGATCGCATGGCGGGAGCCGGGCCCATACAGCGAGCGCCAGCAGATGGCTCGGATCACCAGAAACGTCTTGCCGCTGCGCGAGCCGCCGTACAGCAAAATGTGCGACGCTGGCCCCCCGAGCAGGCGATTGGCGTCGCGTTGCTTGGCGGTGAGGGCAAAGGCGTCGTTCACCCTAGCTCCGCATCATCCGCATCCGGTTTGTAGATCGCAATGCCGACGCTGCCCTCGTGCTCCACTGTCTGCTTCGGCTTGCCGTCCAGCCTGTCGCCGAGCTCGCGCACCGCCGTCATGTCCCCGCGCGCTACCGCCTTCAGGAGCTCGCCGGCCAGCTTCATCAGCGCTATCTCGGCGCTCTCCAGCTTCTTGTTCTTGGCCCAGTCTTCCAATGCCGCATCGATCGCGCGGCGCCACTTGAACGGCTTGGCTGCGTTGTGGTTGCCCAATGGCGGGCGTGGTTTCGGCCCTAACGGCTGACCGATGCGAGTCTCCGGACTTGGATTTGGATTACCTGTGCCGCCCTGGCTCATGATCTCAGCCATGCGATGATGAATGCTGCTGTGCTGCCAGATCCAAACACGAAGCCGATCACGCCGAGAACTATCGCAAAGCGTGCTTGCCGTTCAACCTTTTCATACCTGTCCAGCCGCGCGGCAAGATCCGGCGTGATGAGGCGCAGCTGCTCGCGCGTTGATGTCGGAGCGCTCATGCTTCCTCGATCCCGAGAATGTCCATTTCCGAGATCAGCATGCATGGCGCATCGTTCTCCCGCAGCCGCTTGTAGTCGAACTCGCCGAATCGCACCAGATCGCCTGGGCTGACCTGCGGCTCCAGCAATACGCCTTTCCTGGTCCGCTTACCAGGTCCGACCGCCAGCACGCGGCCGCGGTGCCCGCGCTGCTCCTGACTGTTGTGTATACCGTATCCTGGCATACCGAGTACAAGACCTGCGGCTGTTGGAGGCGGCTCGATCAGCTCGACCAGGACGCGATTTGAGGTTGGCTGGATCATGTTGTTTTTCTGTGTGGTTGGGTGTGGGTTCGATCAAGCACGCCCGGGGGGACGTAAAATTCGACTATCCCATCTGGAGTATGACCAATGGACAGCGTAACCACTGGAAAATTGGTAGAGGTACCTTCCGATTGTCCTGAATATGTCCGCTGCAACGCGCCGATATGCCCACTTGATGAGAAGTGGCATCAGCGCGTCTACCACACCGGAGAATCGACTTGCCTCTTTTTGCGCGAGGTTATGAAGGCTGGGGCTGACGAACGGCTTGGGACAAATCCAGTGTTTGCGGAAATCGGCGCGATCGCCGTGGTATGGATCGCGACAGAGCGTATCGAGGCCAACCGACGCACTCATGCCGGAATGCCGCGCGGCCGTGGTGAACACTTGCGAGCCGTCCTGGCAGCTGCTGACAGCGGCAGCTCGATCGACGCCAGGGCTGCAGCCGGCGAACGACTGGCTGCAAGCAGGAAGCCAAAAGCCTCTTAAGGCGCCTTGCGTCATTTTCGCAACATCCGAGGTTACGGCTTGTTGCTGTGATGCGGCATGCCTTTGTGCTCGCCAGCATCCATGGTCTTGTGGTGGTGATCGCCCCTGTGCTCGTCGTGGCTGCTCATCATCCCCTTCGTGGCCTTGTAGGCTTCGTGGACTTCGGCATGCGGGTGCGGTTGCTTCGAGCTCGGCATGGCGGCATCCGAGACGCTGCGGACCCGGGCCATCTCGGAGTGGCCAGCGCGCTCTTCTTTCGATTCTTCCTTCTCGGCCTTGGCTTCGTACTTGCTGCCGTGCGGGGTCATCTCGCCCATGTCATCTGCTCCTGGAGTTGGCTGCGCGTTTAGCAGCGGCTTTGCGCTTGACGCTGTACGCGATGGCGACAGCTTGCTTCACGGGTTTGCCTGTTCCGACCTCGCGCCGGATGTTCGACTTGAAAGCCTTGTCGGTGACCGAGCGCATCAATGGCATCGTTGAACTTCCCTTAAGGTGGCGCGATGATAGGCGCGAATCCACAATCGCGTCAACGGCTTAGATGGCCGCTTTGCGCGGTCTTCGCCCATTCTTGCCAGCTTGCCAGACCGAGGTATTCGGCGTCACACGCATTCCGAGTGCTCGCATTTCGGCCGGCGATCGGCAGCGGCGGCGGTCGGTGCTCGCTGGGTTCAGCTTTCCGGTCGCGTGCAATGTAAACGCATCGTAATCGGCGAACACGGCTCGGCAGCCGGCGCAGATGCCGCGACCGCGCAAGCGAGGCCGATCGGCGTTCAATCGTCGCCGTACTCGTCGGCAAATTCCAGATCGTCCGGATCCGGGTCGGGAATGATGCTCATGGATCGATGATATCGATGATGATTCCGGAGCCGTGGGTGCGTGCCATCAATCGGCCCAGGGTATTGCGGGAATTCTGGAGCGCGAGCTGGGCGCGGTAAGTGCCGTTGGGCGGCAGCTTGCGCGTGAAGCCAAGGCCGACCGCGATAGCACCCAGCATGTCGTTGTAAAGCCCGAGGGAGCGATCACCCGCGAACTGGCCGAAGTCGATATCAGGCCGATCGTGGCCCTTGACGTCCTGCAGCTGGTAGACGCGCCGATAGGCCATCGCATCGATGTGAGGATTGAACGCCGGCACCCGGTGAATGTAGGCGCTGTAGCTGCCCGCGGCAATGCAATCGCGCGGCTCGAGCGTATCGAAGTGATCCTTCGAACCATCGGCAAGCGTCATGCTGCCTTGCGTGCCGGCGTCGGACCGGCTGTGTCGCCGAATCGTGACTACCAGCATGGGCGGAAATGATAGCGCTCGCAGGTGTCACGAGCGATGCAGATCCTATGCGGACAGCGTGGCTTTGATCAGCCCAACGACCGCCAATGCACCCTCGATACTCCGCACGGTATGGACTTGGCTGTTCCAGCCCTTGATCCAGTCCAGCTGCGATTGCTCGAGAGTGCCGCCGTCGGTCTTGATCTCGAGCAAGTAGAGCTTGTTGGCACGGGCCACCAGCAGGTCAGGGCATCCGCCTCCGATCGAGGTAAGCGACTGCGTGGTGCAGCCGACGCGATGCAGCGCCTCGATGATCGCGCCTTGATTGGCATCGATGCGATGGATACGCCGGGCGTTGCGGGCCGTCACGGCATCTACCGGTTCGGCAGCTTCACATCGGCTGCGATGCTGAGCAGAGCAAGGCGCGCCTGGCAGCCGGCTATTTCCTCTGCCAGCGCCTTTGCCAGCTGCGGGTCGATACCGCCGTGCATGGCGAGGATGCGAGCGACGATCGCGATTACGCGGTCGACGTCCGGCTTGGCGAGCTCCTGAGCCTGCTCCGGAGTGATCTGCGTCATTTTGGCTTGGCCGCTGCGCCGAAACGCTGCAGCTTGGCAAGGGCAGCCATCATTTTGACATCATCGCCGGAGATGATCGAGTCGACCGCCTCGTCGATCGCGTTCATGATCATCGTCGCGGTGCGGGTACCTGCCCAGAACGGCAGCACGTGCAGGCGGATGCGAGCCATCTCGTCGGTCAGGCTGCGCGAGAAGTCCGGCGGCTCGTCGACGTCCATCGGCTCAGATCACCTTTCCGTGACGCAGATAGTCGGCGATGGGCGGCTCGAGCTCGTCTTCCCAGCGCCGCTCATTGAGCCATGTGGTCGGATGCGGGATGAATCGAAGCGTCGACCATTGCTCTGACTGCCGTTGTCGGCCTATCGCGACCAGCATGGTTTTTTGCAGTGCATCATCCGGCTTCAGGGCAATGTAAGCCTTCAGGGCCTTGGCCTTGCCGATTTTTCGTGGATAAGCTATCCAAAACAAATCGAACGAGGTGGCAAATGAGCAAGTGTTTTTCTTTACCCCTACCCCAACCCCTATCCCCTGACTGACCCCTGATCGCCCCCTGATTGGAGTCAGATTGGGGTCAGGTTTTGCTTTTTTCCTTTTTAAATCAGCGCGCCTACTCGCGTAATATTGGCGGTAATGCTTGGCTCTCGTCTCAAGATCGATATCATCCCATGGACTCGCAGGCACCTTGCGGCTGATGTATTTGCGATCGCACTCGAATCTGGCGATGTGCCAGTAATCGACCTCGGCCACTCTGTACGGCCGCAGCAAATCAGCATCCATGAGATCGGAGAGGATTTTGATCGAGTGCCCCTCGTCCTTGACCTGAGTCCTGGCATGGAGCCAGCGCCACATCCGGCGCGGGCCAGCCTCGAAATTGCCGAAATCATCGGCCAGCGGAAGCAGGCAGACGTAGGCTAGCCGGTGCGAGTCCGATGGTAAATCCAGCCAGCGATCTGAATTCATCAACTCAGACTTCAGCACACGGTCGTAGATCATGGATTTTCTCCCTTACACGAATGCGTCGTACTCCCGGTTCGCGTGCTCGCAAAATCGCAGGCACGATTGCTGCAGCCAATAGTTGAACTGCCCTTCGAATTGCCAGTTGCGCTGCTTGTCCACGACAAGCCTGATATCTGGCTCGCTGACCAGCACCGAGTCCGCAGTGCCCGCATCCATGCGGCGCTCTTTTTCCTTGTTGCGCCACAAAATCAAGACGTTATCGACCATGTCAGGCACCGCCCCGGTGCCGCGGATGTTGTAGCCGCCAGGGATCTTGCGCTCGTCCCCGTTCTCCGGTTTGGCGCAGTGCGCGACCAAGTGAATGTGCAGCCCGGTCACCTGCGCTGTCAGGCAGCAGTCGTTAACGAAATCCTGATGCTCGGCGCTGCGATCGTTGTCGACCGACAGCACCTTGGTCAGGTTGTCCAGGATGAAGTGCTGCACGCCGTATTCAAGCGCCACGTATCGCATGATGGCGAGCAGGTTCTTGGCCGGCGCGCGCCCGGTGAAGTCGTAGATGGTCAGGCACTGTTCCATCGCTTCGATCGCGCGCAGCACGTCCCGCTCGTCGACCGTTTCCTTGGCCACGGCCTGCTGCACCATTTTCTTCAGCAGCACCGCTCCCGGCATCTCGAGCGAGGCGATGGCCACCTTGGTACCGGTGCACGCCCAGTGCGCCGCCAGCTCGGATAAGAAGGTCGACTTGTAGGAGCCCTTGTAGCCGGCCCACAGGCTGACCTCGGCCGGTCGGAACTGCAACATCCCATGCGTCTTGGGCGCCGGCATCTCGGTGCCACGGCAGCCTGGCTCGGCGACCAGATCCAGGACGTCTTGCAGAAAGGAGGCCGGCGATCGCAGCCGGTAGGTATCGGCTGGCAGGGCCCACTTGGTCGGGTCGAGACGGACATCGGTACGGACCAGCCTGCCAGGCCCGTTCATAGCCCCAGCCTTCGCGCGAGCTCCAGCATGGCAGCGGCGTACTCCTCGGGTGTGGCGTGGGGATGGGAAGCGATCCAGGCCGCCTTAGCGGCCTCGTAGGTTTGCCAGGACACGGTGACTCCTAACAAGTCGAAAGGTGGTAATCGCGGGGCGTGACGTGTTAGGCGCCACGCGGCGGCGGCCAGACCGCGCAGCCCGCTTAGCCGTAATTCTGCGCCAAACGCTACGCCGGATCAATCGCGCGCGGGATCACGCTTTGCCGGGGCGGACAGTGCCATTCTTGGCGCCAAGGATTTTTCCAACACGAGCCCGACTGAGGTTAAACCGGCGCCCTATTTCGGCATCCGGAATGCCGGTAGCTCGTAGCTTGGCCATCTGACGCATGCGACGGCGATTTTCAGCCGTGATCGGGGGGCCGCGCCGAGCGCTCGTTTCGTCCATGTGCCGAAATGCTAGCGAATATGGCTACAATCGTCAACATAAAGGATCAAGTTAACCCGTTGACAACCGTATACATGTATGTCACCATGCACACATCTTAGGAGCCCCGCCCCATGAAGCCATCTTTCGAACGCCTGTGGAACTGCGCCAACCTCGCGCTGTGGTCGGAGGCGGCCTACTTCGCGACGCTGCTGGCTGCGGCGAGCATGTTCGAGGCCGCGCGGTATCTGCACTCGGTGGGCGCGCCGTTGAGCGTGGCGCGGCAGATTTTGCTGGGAGTGTGAGCGATGCATACGCCTAGCTGGAAACAAATGGGCCGCTCGATTCGCACAGAATTGAACAGAATCGAGCTTGATGTATGGCAAGTAGCCGGATCTGGTTGGAGATTTACGGCGCTCGGAAGCGATGGTCTTTATCTCTGCCTGCGCGATGGATTCGCGTCCATCGAAGAAGCATGCGATACAGCCATTGGCTATGCTGGTTACATCGCTCAAGAACGAGACGTAGCGGCCGGCCTCATAGAAGAACCGGATGCAAGGTGCTAACTTGACAGGCGAAGAAAACGACCGCCCCGCGTGGGGCAAGCGCGATCCGCTGGAGGTGGAAGCCAAGCGCTTTTCAATGGGGTTGCCCTCCCCAATGCAGATCCAGGACAAAGACCTGATCGAATTCGACGGCAGCGAATACCGCGTGCGCCTGTATCCCTCCGCCCGCAATCGCATCCAGGTCGAAGTCGACCTGATCGAGGGCGGCTGCACCATCGGCATCTTCTCGCGCGCCTATGCGGACAACGACGAGGAGAGCATCGAGGAAGCTGTGATCGATTGTTTGGGCGACATACAGGAGCTGTGCAAATGACTATCAACGGTACTAAGCAACGGGATCGACTTGATATTACCGATTGGGCAATGTGTATGTCCGAAGGAAATCCTGGCGCTCTTTCAGTGCTGCTCCAGCTCATGGAACTTGACGCCGATGGTGCTGGCCTCATGGCTATTCTGCATCTGGATGATATGAACATCCGAGGCTCCCAAATCTGGATCGCCTACAAAGATCATTGCGATCAGAACATTGAGGTCTTGGCGGAGAAGATTAGAAATCGCGATAAGGAAATGATCGCGACTGTCAATAGAAAATCCGGACCTGATTATCCGATAGCAGTTGAGCACGGAGCCAGCTATGAACGATAACCTTTTCTACTCTCAACTGCGCGCGATGAACAACGCTCAGGCCGCTTATGACGGCCAGGAGGCGCCGGAGTACTACGACGACGACGAGGACTTCGACGAAGTGATGCTCGCCAAGCAGCGCGAGAACTCGGAAGACGAGCAGCACAGCGCGCAGCAGGACTGGAGCAATCTATGAGCAGCGTAAAAGTCGACGCCTTGGAAGCAGAATTGATCCAAGCGCTAGCCGCTGAGCGCTCCTTTGTCGATACACGCATCGCCAGACTCGAAGCCGCCCTGCGCCCATTCGTTGCCTCCTACGAAGCCGACGCCTGCGAGGTCGGCGATTCCGACCTGGACAACGAGCAGCCGCGCGCTGTGTACGTCACCCTCGGTGATTGTCGCAAGGCAGCGCGAATTCTGAAGTACGAATAGGAGACCACATGAACATCATCGCCGCCTATGAGCTAGGCGAGCCGCAGCCATTTCGGCCCACGCCCACGTTCGCATACTGGTCGACCGCCAAGCTCGGCGCGATGGTCAAGATTGCCCGGCAGCGCGTCGCTGAGGCACAGGCCGCGTTCGACGCAACCTTGGAGGTCGAGCGCCGCCGCGGCAAACGCTCGTGGGAGTCGGAAGAGGCCGGCGATTACGTCAGGCGCGCCGAGGACCGGCTAGCGCTGATGGTAGCCGAGCTGCGGCGGCGGGCCTCCGAGTGTCTGACCGAGCGGCGCAAAGGGCCGCGGCTCGGGCCGGAGTATCGGAAAGAGGACATCTGGCGGCAGCTGCCAGTGCCTATCATGAATCAGGCGGCGATGGTGCTTGAATGAGCGAGCACTACATTTTGGATGGTCACGCGACAGTGCCGGTCGACCTGATGACGTGGGCGCGATGGTTCGAAACTGCCAAGCGCCATGTATCTGAAGAGATGATCGGTGATGTGCGTATCTCGACAGTTTTTCTCGGCCTGGATCATCAATATGGGCCTGGTCCGCCTCTGCTGTTCGAAACCATGGTATTCGGCGGTTCGCTCGATCAAGAGCAGACACGTTGCAGCACTTGGGAAGAAGCCGAACACATGCACGCCGTAATGGTGATGCGCGTGAAGGACTCGATGCAATGACCGCCGCCCGCATCGATCTTCCTCCTTTGCCTGAACTTCCTAAATGGGCCACTAAGTGGGGAGTTGTCATCGGGAATGAAGTAATGGCCTATGCAACTAACTATGCCACCGCCGCCGTCCTTGCCGATCGTGCAGCGCGGCTCGATGCGAAGCCGGTGGCGACGCCGTTCATAGTTAAGCATTACAGCGCAGATGAGCGACCGAACATCAAAGGTAACGGATTCGACGGGCTGGAAGTTGGGAAGGATCGAGCAGAGGCGGAGGATTTCGTCTCGTGGGTCAATGCTCATATCGCCGCTCCGCCAGCCGATGCGAGGGATCGCGTCATCGCACAGCACGTTCTAGCGCTCAGGCAATTGCTCGATATTTGGGACGCTGGCATGCCCGAAGAGACTGCGCGTCCGGATATGGTCGAAGCATTCAACGCCGTGCGAGCCGCCATGCTCGAAACTCCGACGAAGGAGGCGACGTGAGCGACCTGAGAGCGCTGCTGCGCCGTTCACGGCAGATATTAGCCTTCGGTGCTGATATAGAAACCCGTGCCTCTGTCGTGGCAGGCATAGACGCCGCCTTGGCAGAACCTGTATTTGAGTCAGTGGCATACGAAGAATTTGAACGATGGTTCGTTACCAACTATCCAGGTCCAGACACGATCATCCATGATCCTAAATGGCATGCGCCGAAGATCTATCGCGCCGCTCATCGAGCTGTGCTCGCCGCAGCCACGGAAATGCCAGAGTGACCATCGGCTCCCTCCTTCGCCGTGATCTGCGCGACCAGATCGCCGATCGCCTGGCCAAGCTCACGGATGAGCAGCGGCTACTGCTTGCTATTGTGCTAGAGATCAGCGAACTTCTTATGAGAACGCGGATTCCTGAAAAGGTGATTAGGGGAGATGTCGTGGTTGCGCGAAAATTCAAAGACGCCCATCAGAGGCGGCTGCCGCGATCGGTAGATCCAGATCCACGATAGAAACATTACAGGATGCTCTCCAGGGACTGCGGGAATTCTATCGGTGATGGATGATGGGATGAAATGCTGATGAACATCATCAACTTTCTCGATGAGGCAGGCGGTTCGCGTTTGAAATTTCAGATGCTTCCACAGTGCATTTTAGGCGCGACCAAGCGTAAGAAATTTACCGAGGTTCGTTTCGGTACTGAGGCAATAGAACCTAGCGACTTGATTGGCAAACCACGCAATGTCGGTGTGATCGTTTGGATTCCACGCGAAGATTACGAACGAGCGGTAGCAATAGCCGCCGAGACCGATTAGCCATGAATTACAGCGAACCAGACCACGACAGCACCGTCGAGCAGCTGCTCGGCGCGATCGCGATCCTGGCGCTGCTGACGACCATGTTTGCTTGGGGCGGCTACGTGACAAGAGTAGATGACCGCGCCCGCCGCGAGCTGGCTGCCGAGCAGTGCGGCGCTGCCAATGCTGCCTACATTTCGATCGAAGATGGGCGCATCGTGTGTCTGGGCGGAAGCGGGAGAGCGCGGCGGTGACTGAAGATGCTGCTGGCGTAATTGCCAGAATAGAAGCGAGAGCAGAGCGCATTCCAGTGGCAGGCTGTTGGATATATCCAGGTAGTTGCATGAATTCCGGCTACGCAAGAATGAGCGTTTACGGTCAACAAACCTCAGCGCATCGAGCCGCGTATCTCGCGTATCACGGTGAAATTCCTGATGGGATGTGCGTGCTTCATAAATGCGATGTTAGAACGTGCGTGAATCCTGATCATTTGTTTCTAGGTACTAAACAAGACAATTCGATTGACATGCTTCGCAAAGGAAGGAAGGCTCCTTCTCCAGCAAGTTTTAGAAAAAATTGCCCAAGAGGGCATGAATACAGTGGCCTAAATATCAATGGCGCGCGCATCTGCAAAATATGCAATAGCGCGGCCAATCTCCGACACAGACAAAGGAAAGCAAATGGCAAATGAAATTGTTCTTATGCAGCTATCCGACATCGAAAAGATGGGTGCATACATTGCCAAGTCAGGATTGTTTGGAATCAAAACTCCGGAACAGGCCATTGCTTTGATGCTGATCGCCCAAGCAGAAGGTAAACATCCAGCCACTGCAGCGCAAGAATACAACGTAATTCAAGGACGTCCCGCATTGAAGGCTGATGCCATGATGGCTCGTTTTCAGGCAGCCGGGGGTAAAGCGCAATGGGGAACGTATACCGATCAAAAAGTAGTTGGTACGTTTTCTCATCCCCAGGGTGGCACAGTTGAAATCACGTGGACTTTCGAGCAGGCAAAAAAAATCGGCCTGACCGGGAAAGATAATTGGAAAAATTATCCACGAGCCATGTTACGTGCGCGCGTAATCTCAGAAGGCATTCGTACCGTTTATCCTGGCGTAGCAGTCGGCATCTACACACCGGAGGAAGTACAAGATTTCACACCGATCAAGGAAAACAATGTCTCGCCTGTGAAGAATGCCCTTGGCGATTGGCCAGCGCAGCATCCGGAGGAAATGGAAAGCCTGCGAGACCTTGCCGCCTTACTTGTGCAGATGATCGAGATCGACGGCAATCCGTACGGCGCCTATGAGCACGTGCTGGATCAGAATCTGGAGAACGATCAAAAGCTCGCCTTGTGGGATGTGCTGGCGCCGAACAGCAAGACACGCAGCGCGCTGAAAAAGGAAGAGGCGACGCGCAGGGAAAAGGAGATCGAGGTACCGGCTCAATGAGCGATCTGGACGCCTCCTACGTGCTGTGGGACGCTCGCGTATGCGAGAAGCTGTATGCATTTGTGCGAGGCAATTGGAGCGCGCTAGCGGCCAAGCAGACGCCGATGGTGGTGCATCTGATGGCGTACAGCAGCCAGCGCACGATCAGTCAAAATAAATTGTACTGGCGCTTGCTCCAGGACATCGCAGAGACCGCCTGGATCGACGGACGACAGTTCAGCAAGGACGCCTGGCACGAGA